GCAGCGTCTGATATGCTTTCATCCAGATCATCAACGCCCGATGCCGCATCCTGTGCCGCGCTGCCTGTGCGGTTGAGCGATGGAATAATGCCTTCTTCCAGCGCCTCCCTTTCGGCTTCGTATCGGTTTCGACCTACGTCCTGCAACGCTTGTGCCGTCCTTTGCGTGTTTTGGGTTATGGCCTCATCAAACAGCCTTTCCCCGGCTTTCCTTTTCTCAATCAGTTGCCTTTCTGCTTTGTCCGCATCCTTTAGCAATTGTTCGCGCACCTTTTCGGGGTTCCTTTCAGTCACGCCACCCGTAAAGACAGACAAGGGGTTAACAACCGCCTCCGCTACATTTACCGCGCTTAACGTCCTGATCCTTTCGCCAATCGTCAGCTTCTTTTGTAGTTCGGCATCCGGCGTAATTTCAAGCTCCACTTTTCGAATACGCTGTGCTGCAATTTCGGCGTCAATCGCTTCCAAAAAACGCGCCCTTGACCGTTCGTTTATTTGTCGCGCCAGGTTTTCCGTGTACAGGTTCTGAATGTCGTTTAGCTCCGTAATGCTTGCGTTTTCCAGGTCGTATTGACTGATAAGGCCAGGATATGCCGCCGTCAGTTCTGCTACCGCTTTTTTCTGTTGCTCCTTTGTGGTGTTGCTGCTTTGTAGTATGTTGATGTTGCGTTCAATGGCTACGGACTCTTTGGCGTAGCTTTCAAGGCCGCTATCCAGGCTTTCGTTAAGCAGCGTTTGCCCCCGTGCGGCACCGCCAACGGCTGCCGTAAAGTCGAATATCAGATCGAGGTTTTCATCAAGCGCCCGAACAAAGTCCGTAACACTGTCCACCAATCCCTGAAAAAATACCGTTGTCGGCCCGCCGTCACGCAAAAGCTCCAGTAGTGCGTTTTGCAGCTTATTGATAGACGCCCCCAACGTGTTGTTTTTCTTCTCGTACTCCTCCGTTATGGAATTGGTGCCTTCCAGCGCCTTGGTTGCCTGCCCAGAACGTTGGCGCAACAAATCAAGGTTTCCACCCAACTTGCTCACCACCTCCGAAACACCCGAACCACTAAGTTGTAAGCGCTGGAGCGTTACGGCAAGTTCGTTGTTGCTCAATTCCTGCCCGTTCAACTTTTCAAGGAACAAATCAAGCGCCGCGCCAATGTCGTTATTCACGAGGTCGGTAAATGTGTCCACCGGCTCGCCAATAGCCTCCGCAAATGCCTGTGGCGAACGCGCAAGCCTTTGTAGGATGCTTGTGACTGCCGTACCACCCCTTTCCGCCGTTACGCCCAATTCGTCCAGCGTTGCCGATATGCCAATTATTTGGCCGGATGCAAGGCCCAAACCCCGGCCCACGCCTGCGATCCGGCCCGCAAAGTCGGATATTACCCCGGCGCTGGCGGCTCCTTCGGATTCCAGGATATTGAGCGCGTTACCGATCCTCAACAGGTCGTCGCCCACCTGATCCGTTTTTAGGTCGGTTAGCACGTTGCGCAGTTTGCCCAACACGTCGGTTGTCTGCTCTACGTTACCGCCGAACTGATCGCCAAGGGCTACGTTCAACTGATCGACCGATGAAACAAAGGAAAACAACTGATCGTTTGCCACGCCTAAGCTACCACCAATTTGGGCAATGCCCAACTGATCGGCAAGTGAGGTGCGCGTGTCCCGTAAAGATAGGCTGTCGGTCAAGTCGCGCACTTGGTTAACCGTCAACCCTGTTGTTTTTGCCACGTCGGCAAGGCTATCTTCAATTTGCGCGTTGACGTCAATCGCTTTTTTACCCAAGGCAATGAGCTGTTGCACTGCAACAATTGCCCCGCCAGTAATGATTCCGCCCGTGAACAAGTCTGCAATGGAAATAAGCCCTTTTCGGTAATTACCCACGCTGCCGGTAAAGCGCCCTAATGACTCCTCAATGCTGTTGAGTTCCGATTTTATCTTTAGTCCCTGTGCGGCTAAGTTCTTTCCAAAGTCACTGTTTCGTTGCGCCGCGCTTAGTTCATTGATGCTTCGCGTAATTTGGCTGTACTGTTGTTGCAGCCCGATGTACGAGTCTTTTGGAAACTTTGCCGCGTTAAGTTCACGGTTTAGCTGCTTTTGTTGGTCCTGGAGTTGCTTGGTTTGGTCTTTGGTGTCCCCAATTTCCGCCGCTAATTTTTGGTACTCCTCCGTACCCTCACCCGTCTTTTTGAACTCCGCATTTAAACGGCGCGTCCTTTCCTGCAATTCCAGGATGAGCGCCGAAAGGCCAACATCTTTGGCCCGTAGGGTAAATATTACATCTGCCATTATATGCTCACCACGATTTCAAGGTTCAAAAAATCATCGGCCACCTCCACGCGAAACGCTTTGTTTAGGCCGTCTTCCAGTTCATCGTTTACCCGTGTACGGACGTTTTTATACGCCTCTGTTATAAATCCGGTGCGCCGTCCTGTCTTTGAAAATCGGGCCGATGCCTTTGTAGGTATGCCCACGCGCTTATGCACTTTTTGCGTTGCTATGCCCGCGCTTATGGCCTCTTTGACGTTTAGTCCCCGGCGGCGGAAATACTGGATTATCTGCGTAAGCGTGTAGTTTACATCTTCGGGCTTTACCCCCGTTTGCAGCGCCTTTGCGTAAGACAAGGCGTAAACCTCAATCTCAAACTCCCCACTTGCTTTTTTTACGATCCGGTACCCAAAGGACGCGTCCAGCGCCCCAGTGAGGTAATGCCCCTGATCCTTTAACACGCGGCGCATTTCGGCCACAATGTCTGCCCCTGCTTTACTTAGCGCGTCTATGTAGGCTTCATCTTTCATCAGCAACAGTCAGGTGTTTCAATCTGGGCTGTTATGTCATATGTTGGCGTCACATATTCCCGGCAGTCGTCAAACCTGAAATTAATTTCCGCCTGCATCCCGTACAGCCGTTTGATCGGCACGTCAATGGGCATGTACTTTGTATCGCTGTACTTAAAGTTTGATATACGCGCTGGTGTAGGGGTGTCAGCGTCTGCTGCTTTTAGTTGCTCGTACCACCTCCTTGTAACCTCAACGGGCGATCCCGGTGTGCCGGTAAATTTTACCGTTTCGTAAAACTCAAAGAGAAAGTCGCGAAGCATCATAAAACAGTCGTCGGTGATGTCATTTGCCGACCGTGCGGCACACCCCCGGCAGTTTTCACGGTCGGCCCCGTCTTTCATCACGTCAATAATGGCAATTTCAAGCATAGCCGTGTAGCCGCCTCCAGATAACTTACCTTCCGTTTCAAACACCGTCAGCATTGGAAACGAGGCGCGAAGGGCATCCGGCTTGAAATTCGCCGCTTCCCATTCGCGGGCATAAAAATAGGGGCTGTTCCGGTCGCACACCGTAGCCCCTGTTGTTTCTGTGTATACCTCCGCCCCGTCGCGCTGTGACAACCACCGGTATGTACCGATGCGTTGGCATGCCTCATCTCCTTTGTACTGTCGCGCCCATAATTTGGTGAGGGCGGCAAAGTGGCGTCTGGTCATTCGTTTTGTTTTTACAAGCCCGCGCCGTTTTTAAGGCTTAGGTAAGATACTGCTGTTTTAAACGACATTTTTAGTGCGCTTTCGTACGGCGTTTGCTCCTCTATTTTGAACGCGCCCGACTCGATGATTTTAATAACAATCCAGCGGCTGCCAATACGCCGGTAAGCCGCTTTTGACCTTTCAGCCGCTGCGTCTGCCGCCTCTTTGTTGTTTCCAGCGCTATGTGCATCCAAAGGCGGCTTAAAAAACCAACGGTAGGCGGGCATTTCTTCCATTTCTTCAAGGAATTGGTTAAAAAAAAATCTACCGATAAGGCCGTTTCTAAGTCCATGTCTGCAAAGTGCTGTGTTCGATTTGCAATAAACTCCGCCCGCTTTTCAGCGTCAAGGGGTAGGCTTTCACCTTCCATGCGAAGCAGTACGGCCATTGTGGAAAGTAGTCGGCTGTACAAAATTGATCCGTCGTTTTCCTTTCCTTCTTTTTCCGCCTCCTCATTCATCATGCCTGCAAGTCTCTGTATTTCCATTACATCAATGGCTTCCAAAACGCTAAGGTCTTCAAACTTCGCCCCTTTGATTTCGCGGTACACAACCGGGGGTAAGACATACTTAACCCCTTTGTAGATAGTGCTGTCAAAGTCCATTAATCGCATGTCCACAATGGCCAGGCGCTGTACCACAAAGGCGTAAAGTTGGTTGAGGGTGTTAAGGCTGCCTTTTTCAATTACGGGGGGTAGCTCCCCCGCTTCACCGATAGGCATTTTCAGGATGGTGCCGATGTCACATTTCAGGAATGCGCTAAGGGCCAAAACCATGCTTTCGATTTCGCGCCCTTCAATCCTTTTTGTGCTTGCAAAGTCTATGAAGTCGCGCAAATTCACATCTGACGCTTCGGACGGTACCTGAATGACGGCCACCAGGTTTTCGTTTTGACGGATTTCTATGTCAATCATCCTTCAAAAGCTGTTCGGTAAATCTTTGCCAGTTGGGTTGCGCTTTTATCCTCCGTCACGTGGGCGTTTACAATGCCAATCCCCTTGTGGTTGCCTTGCTCCGTAAGCGCCTCTTTTATCTTTTCCTTTATTCCGTACAGCGTTTCCTGTCTCCACTTTTTTCCGACGGCTACGTTTGTGTTTGCGTTCAGGTCGGTAAGCAGGCTATTCCATATCATCACCGGTAGCTCTGCCTCAAAATTTTCATCTTCAACCGTTGCATTATCCGCAACAGTTGCGCTTTCGGGCTGGTCGTTTTCGGTTTGTCCCAGAACCGTCTGTTCCCCCGTCCGTAGGTTCGTCACCACCGTTTGCAATACTTTTGTTTCCTGCGCCTCGAACTCCGCCGCTGTCTGCTCCGTCTGAATAGGCAGCGGCACCCGCTTTTTTCCCGATGCAATGTTTTGCACCATGAGCATACGCGCCGAACTGCCCACACCAGGTATACGGGCAAAGACGCCCTGCAATGCACGGGATAGCTGATTGCCCGCGCCTAATTGATCCACGCAAGTTTGGTAAGCCACAAACAGGGCTTGTTCCACAACTTGCATTTTGTCTTGTTCCATAAGTTTTTCTTTTCGTGAAGGGTCGCGCCCGTTTTGTTTTAGGTTACAAAGGTATGTGTAATTTTTGCAATTTCACGCTACCCGCGTGACAATGGACGCTCAAAAGGTGTGCCACGAACGGGCAAAAGGTCAAAAACAACACGCATAGACAGCGCGTCAGCAAGGTCAATACTACTACCCAACACTTTGCGCAGGTCTTTTTTAGGGGTTACGGCTAATTTATCGGCATCCATGTCGCCGTGTTGTTGCAGCGCTTGGAGTTCCCGCGTAAGTGACTCCCGTAGCGCCGCGCCCTTGACCGAAAAGTAAATATCGTTTGCCTCAACCTTTTTTTTGAGTAGGAAAAAGCATTGAGAGCGCAGATTTTGATACTGCGGTCGCTTGACAAGTTGGCCAGACATTTTTGGGGTGTTGTCCAGCGGCATGGATGCGCCAACAAAAGACACGGCGCTGCGAAGAAAGCCACGCAAGCCCATACCAACGCCCCCGGCGTCAAAGCACACGTTTCGACCTGGCACCTGGTGCGTTGCCGCAATGCTTTGTATGATCTTTACCACCTCGTCACCTTCTGTTTTGTCGTATTGGTATACGTGCGTAACCACCCATCCATCCCATACCATTATCACAAACTTGTCCGCACCTTGGAAGGCCACATCAGCGGTAATGTACTTTTGTCCGCTACCCTGTACAAAAGAGTTGGTGAACATGTCGGCTATTGCATCATCGGCAAAAAGCCGCCTTTCATCGTTCACTACCCCCCACTCACCAAGGCCGTATACCCGGTATTCGTCGGGCGCGATAAGGCTAAGGGCGTGGTACTCACTTTCGGTATTTTCTGGCAAAAAATGGTTGTCCTTGTACGTAACCTTTTGGGCAAACACCTGATAAATTTCTTTTCGGAAAAAGTAGTCGTAAATCCATGATCCTTTTGAAATTGGGTTAAAGGTGAGGTGTACGTGGTTGCTTGCCTTTGCGCATCTTAAACGACGGTTGAGCTCCGTAAAGTCGGTCGGCAAAACCGATCCTTTGCGGTCTATTGGCTCCTCTATCCAAATGTCTGTTACATCCGGTATAGATTTAAGTTTGTCAACATCGTCAAGCCCACCAGACAAAAGCATATTGCCATTAAGGTTGCAAACTATGTCCATTTCGGACTCCTTGACGTGGAAAAACGGGGCAAGGTTGTTGCGCTCAATAATGCCTTTGAATAATAGGAACTGGCTATCCCTTACCTGTTCTTTGTTTTTGCGCACAAAAAGACACCGAAAAAAGGGCTGTGTCATAGCCTTCAATAAAAGCTCTGTGGCTTTCCAGTCAGATTTTCCGGCACCCGAACCGCCGTAAAGGATTTGTATGCGCTCCTGTCTTGCCTTATACCCTGTGCCGTCTGTGTGCGTCTCTATAAAACAATCGTTAGTTACGATGGGTAAAGCGCCTGCCGCCATGAGTACGGCCCGCTCGCTTCGCGTCAGACCCTTTGCAGCCGATGCGGGTAAAATTAGCGGCTTTACCTTCATTCATCGTTTTGATCTTCTCCCCGCTCACCAAGCGCGGCGCGAACGGCGCTAATCATAGCGGCGGTCTTGTCGCTATCCATTACTATTGCCTCACCTGAAATAGACATAGCGCCGGAATGCTCCATGCGCTGTGTAGGGCGTCCATAGGCGTATTCGAGGATTAGGCGTATGGCGTGTATGTTGCCTTTCTTTGCCATTTCGCGCAGTTTCTTAGCCACCTCGGTCATTGGGTCTATTCCGTCCTCTTTCGCGCCCATAACCTCATCCATCATTTTTTTGAGGCTTGGTATACGTGGACGCCCAGCGCCTGGATTTGGCCCTCCTACGTTTAGTGTACCCCCGTTCCTCCCCGGCTGCTTCTTTTTCTGCTCCATGTTTTTACGGAAATTTACGGAATTTAATTTTTTAGGGTGTTATACATTTTTATTTCCGCAAAGTTCGGGCCACGTTCTTAAAACAAGCTCAACTGCGCATCCTTTACCTCAACTTTTGCCTTTTTGCTATCCACCGCCCCGATTTCGTTTACCTCATAACCCGCATCCATCAACCAGGCTGCTATTAAATGCCGATGACAAAAGTCGCCCGGCTTCTCCCAACAAAGAAACGTCACCTCTTTTTGCCCCGTAAAGTTACACCAGTCCGCTACTTTAGTTAGTACCGCCTCCGGCGTTGTCTTTGCCAGGATTTTGACGTACTCTTTTTCGTATTCAAATTGTTTTACATGAGGCGCAAGCATCCATCCGTGCGGGGCAAGTTCTTTTAGGGAATGGGATATGATGTATCCTTTCGGTTCGCGCCGGCTTACGGAGACTTGCAGCCCTTTCTTTGGCCCGGCGTAATAGGATGTAAATAGCTGGATTGACATTTTGCCTTTCTTTTGTCGCTACAAAGATAGTGCCTTTTTGACAAAAAACCCGGCTACCTATTGCAGGCAACCGGGCTAACCCCAAAAAACCAAATGAAAACATGGTGCAAATGTATGTTTTATTTTGGTGTTTGCGGGTTTATGAGTGCATTTATTATTTTAAATCCCCTGCCCAATGTATTTGTGGCGGCAAATGTGGCTCATACAGTTTGTCCATCGCCTCCCAAACATGCGCAAAGCCCATTGAGCAAATCCAAAGGTAAGATTTATTACCCTGCAAGTGTTTTGGAGATTATTTTTATATTTTTTTTTGTGTAAAGTGTTTACCTGCCAAACACCAACATACCCGCAACACGGGCATGCCCAGAAACAAAAAATCTTTTGCCATTCATGCACCTGTACCCCGTACACGCTTCGAACTTTTCCGCGTCGGCAGCGATCTTGTTTGATGCGCCCGACGGCGTTACCAGGGCATAGGCATACCCGTTGTGCTTACAAAACTCCTCCCATCGTTTGCTGTCTCGTTTCACCGATCCAGCTCCCTGGTAACGCTCCGTGCCTCCCTGAAACGTGCGCCGCTTTCGGGCATCCTCAATGACGATCATAACGTCACACCCGGCGTTTTCAACCAAGTGCCGAACGTAGTCCTCCGCGCCAACAGCGGTAAATGTGCGCAGTTCGATCAATCTCTTTTCCGCCCGGTTCCAGACGGCAAGGCCGGTATTTACGCCCGGGTCTATGCCGATCCACAAGCGGGCGGTTGAGGTGAGGAGTTTTTCAATGTCGGATGGCGGGGGTTGGTGTTTGGCTTTCATTCAAAAAGTTTTGCTTATTTATAAACATCTGTTCCGTACTTGCGCCTCATTATATGCTGGTGTAAGTCATATTTCAAGTGGCATGCTTGGCAAAGCGCGGCCAGTCGATCATCGCTTACATCGTGGTTTCCGCTGTCGTGGTCAAGGTGCGCTCTTTTAATGGCGAGTTTTATAAATACATCGTTGAGGCAATGACGCCAGGCAAAGTGTGTTCCTGCATCAATTCGGCAATTGTTTTTGTTTGCCAGTCGTCAGGGCTTTCGGGGTCAAGGTT